TCCACGATACGAAAATCCAATATGATTAACAACGCGAATAGTTGCATCTGTAGAATCTCCTACAACAGTCCATATGTCCATAGTAACAGCTCCACTAGTATTGCAGTTTAAAAATTGTTTACATGACGCGGTGTGGGAACGGCGAATTACCAGTGTTCCACTTCCTGTCAACACAAATCCGTCTGTTGTAGGTGCTACAATACTCGCAAAACTTGTATTTAATGTGCCTCCAGATATTCTAAATAGTGTGTCTGTTGAGGTGCTTGTAATGCTTTGATATTCTAAAAATAGAGTTCCATTTGATTGTGTTAGTATGTCTGCTGTATCACTTAACGCGAATTGAGCAAATCCATTAACCGTTTTAGTTTCATTTGCAGTAAGAGAAAACGCAACTGTATTGCCAGCAACCGTAATGGCTGTTCCAGTTTCAAAATATATATTACCCTTAGAGTCTAAACTAATTTGTGAAGATATTGTATAAGCTCCAGCGCGAACATAAACTGTATCACCACTTGCAGAAGCAGACACCGCTGCGCCAATAGTTGCAAATGGTTCTGATATATCATGCTCGTTAAACCCCGTCCGCGTGTCTGTACCTACACCTGCATCAACATAAATCGTTTTTCCAGTAGTTAATTCTTGTGTAGTGCCATCAGCCTTTAAAAATTGCGCAGTTGTGCCTCCAGTACGTACAAGCGCACTAGCTTCAATACCCACATTTGATGTCCATCTATCAGCACCTGACACCCAATTAAAAGTTTTATCGCTAGCAGCTTTTAATGTAAGTCCGCCACCATCTCCAGTAATATTTGATGGAGAGTCTACATTACCAATAATAATATTTTTATCTTCTACAGTTAGATTATTTGTATTAATTGTAGTAGTGGTACCAGAAACTGTTAGATCACCAGTAATTACCAAATCGTTGTATAGTGTTTGTTGACTCATATTTTTAAAATTAATAAGTGTTTACGTCTGCATCTACTGTGAATGAACCAATCTTAAATGTAACGTTTGAAGTTGCTGGCGCTGATGCAAATGTACCATATGTTCCTACATTTATAGACACATTAGAGCTTAAACTGTTTGTCGTTGCCGCACGCATTATATTTGTTTGGGATAGTCTAATAATTTTATTAGTTGTTGAACCATTGGTAGAAGCAAATGTTATATTCGGTTGACCAGCCAAACTATTCCAAGTAACTCCTTGGAAAGCATGACTTTCAGATGTGGTGTTTTCTGTCCAACTTAATGCAGCACCTACACCCACATGATTATAATTAACTATTCTAAAGTTAGTAGTAATTAACCTTAGACTCATGCCAGCAGCTGCGTTATATGTTACCAATGTCCAAACGTCAGCATTTATCTGAGCACGAACAGCATTACCTGGAAAAGCTGTACCAGAACCATTAACAAATCTTCCACAATATACAAATGGAATTCGTGCTGTAACAACTCCAGTACCAGTGATATTAAACACAGTAGCATTTGAAGTAGTAAATGTATTTGTCAGTGTTATAGTTTTAGCATCAACAGACAATACTCCGTTCACAATATTAAAAAGCGTACCATTGGCGGCATCTGGACCAGTAATACTATTACATTCAAATGCAACAATAGGTGGTGAAAAAGTATTAATTGAAGCGGGTATTGTTAGTATTCCTGCTGAGCCAGTTAATACAAAATCAGCATGTCCTTGAATACGAATAGAATTAGCTGCTGGAAAATTATTTGTGGCTTGATTAAAAGAAAATGCTGTAACACCTGTTGCAACACTAACTGTTGCTCCTGGTTCAAAATATAGGCTTCCTTCATCGTTAAGGTTGATCGATAAAGTAATATTATATGTACCTGCTCGAACATAAATTAAATCACCTGGTGATGAGGCTGCTACAGCAGCGCTTATGGTTGCAAACGGCGTGTATGAATATGCCGTAAATCCATTACGCGTGTCTGTACCGACACCAGCATCAACGTAGATTGTTTTTCCGCTGCGTATACTTGAATCTAATAATATTGTGCCTGAACGATCTGGCAGAGTCCAATTGCGATCAGCAGTTATATTTGCGGTTTGCAATCGACCTTTAAATGTGTTATAGAACCACACAAATGCACCACGAATTCTTTCAATTGCAGATGAATTGTTTGTAGCACTATTTCCGAATTCTGCATGATATGTGGAACTATTGCTGCTTATAACTGCAGCTGTAGAACTACCGCTGCTTATAATTGCGCCAATACCAGAAGTACTGTTTATATTTGCACCTATACCACTCACTGCAGATGCATTTATTGCGGTTTGAGTGTTTAGAGCAGACACCTGAGCAGTAGTAGATGCACTAGAAGAAATATCTAATGCATACAGGTCAGGGTCAGAAACGTTACTAATGACTCCGTTAAATACTCCAGAACCATCACCATTTCTCTTTACGACGGAATTTTGACTGCCTTCAATGTCAAGATATGGAGTCTCATGTACAACAATTCCGCCTCCAAGTTCTTTGTAATATAGTTTATTATCAGCATAATTTAATGCAAGTTCACCAAAATCCAAGAAATCTTCTAGTGGAACTGCACCAGGAACTGGACTATTTTTTAAAATTATTTTTTTATAATCTGACATATTATTTAATGCGTGTAAAGTCTGTTCTGTAGGCGTTGTTTGGTAAATTTGGATCAATCATATAGGCATTATATCCAGAAAAATATAGTGAACCATCATCTAATAACAAGACTGTATAGTCTTCAGAGCCATAAGGTGATACACATTGTATATCAACTATTTTTTCTACAATTTCTGAACTTAAATTAAGACGTGTCCAGACATTCAATGGTATATTACTACCATTTCCACTTTGATATTGATCATTTTTTCCAACAGCAAACAAGTAATATTTATTATCAGACTCTCTGTATGCTTTTGCAAAATTTACGTTGTCTGAATAAAAACCATTTCCACACCAAAAATCTTCAAGGGTATATCCAGATGGTAATAGACCAGACAGTCTCCACTGATTGCTGTTTCCAGTTATACCAAATTTATTTACAGTATTTGTACCAGAGCACCATAATTCATTTGTTATTGTTGGAGTTGATGAAAATGTTATTGCTCGAACAAGTCCACGATTAGCATTGTATGTTGGCGCTCCAATTATTACAGTATTACCATTTGAACTGAGTGCAAGGACTGATCCTGATTTTTCGGTAGAATTTTCTCCAGATAAATTGCCAGTTAATAATTTCCAACTATTACCAGAGAGTCTGTACAAACGTACATATCCATTATCTGTTTTTCCAAGAGTGTCAGCATTTGGCGTGCCTATTGCAAGAGTTTGTCCATCACGTGATAGCACTACTGCAGATCCACTAGCATATCCTGCTGCAGATCCATTAATATTGGTGCCAAGTTGTTCCCAAGTTGTAGTAGTTTGATTATATTCAAATATGCGCACTTGACCGCTATTAAGTCCATTATCATCAACTCCAGGCGCGCCTATTGCAATGCGCGTGCCTGATCCACTTAATGATATATTATTAGAATTATCATTGGCGCTTTTACCAGCAAGATCTCCACCAAGTTGCGACCACTGACCGGACACTAATTGATACACACGAACTACTCCAGCATTTGCATTTCCTCCAGATGAAACCGCAATTATAGTCCCATTGTTATTAATTGCAACCGCAGATCCGCAATATTGACCACCACTAGATCCATCTATTGCTGATCCAAGTTGAGTTATAGTTGTACCAGTTATAGAATAAGCACGCACTTGTCCCACAAGCGTAGAAACAGTTCCATTAAATGATTTGCTTGTATTTGGTGCACCAACTATAAAGGTATTTCCATCACCAGACAGCGCAACGGTACCACCAAATTTACTTCCCGCTTGACTTCCATTTAAATTAGTTCCTAGTTGTGACCATGCTCCGCCTGAATAATCATAAATGCGAACTTGACCAAAAATATTGGTGCCTACGCGTTGTCCGTCAGGTACACCAATTGCAAGGCGATTACCAGACGAGCTTAAACTTACAGAATTACCAAAATTACTGGCATTTTCAGAACCATTTATAACTGCTCCATATGCATTCCATGCTGTTCCAGAATATTGATAGCATTGCACACGTCCAGTTCCAATACCTGGAGAGCTAGTTGCAATTATATTAGCAGTATCACTAGAACTGATAGACGTTCCTAAAAGGTGACCACTTGTAGAGGTTGTTATGTCTGCACCAAGTTTAGTTGTCGCATTATTTTTGCTACCAAATATATATGCTGCGCCCTGTCCATCTGTATGGGTTGTAGTATAAACCTTATCAATATTTAAATTTGGATCTTCCCAAATTACAGTTGGACGATTTTTATTTGATGTTGTGTTATCGCCAAGTATTCCATTGCCGTTATAGCCCCAACCATAAATTACATTTCCAGAGCCACTAACTAAAAACGCAGTTGTAGCAGAGTCTTCCCCTCCGGCATACAACCTACATGATGAATAATCAGTTATGTCTGGTATTGTAACAACGTTAAATGTGCTATTAACTGCTGCTGGATTTAAGCCATCACCGCGTAAGCCAGTAGAACCATAACCAGACACCTGTATGCCAGATGAAGTTAGCGCTATGCATGTTGCAGTTTCAATTGTTCCATTCCATGTACCAATAATACAAGCATCAAAGACATTTTCAAGCACTGGTGTTGTCTCTCCAGCTGGTTTTGTTCCAGTGTTTGTAGTAGTTGTCCCATTGTTACCACGGCCTAATATGCCATGTTGGTTATATCCTGCAATCCAAAGGCGATTTGATGTATCAATTACAGCAACGTTCTGAATATCATATCCACCACTAATTATAACCTTTTTAATTTTATTGCCAGCCGAATAGTTATAGAGCGGGTTGTATGCTTTTGTCCATTCTTTTACACGTACATCTACATTTGCTGTTCCAGGAAATGGCACCATATTATAGGGGTTATGCCAAATGAGTCCAATTGCCCATAACTCGCCTTCATTGTCAAGGGCACATGCACTGTATCGTGTGACATGCAATTCTACTGCTTTTCTATTATCAGGCAATGGCATTTCGCAATGCGAATATTTGTCGGCATAGCCAAATCTACTATATGGACTGCCTCCAGTTATTATTGGAACGCCGTCATGATTTATATAACAAAATTCGCCAAATCCTGGAGCAGAACTATGTGGTGCATGACTAGGTTTATTTACTAACTTTGCGGCAGGACCTTTTTTAAATACAAGCTCGTCTACATACTCACGAGTTGCAACTCTTTTACGAGTATTAGGATCATTGCCTTCAAATAAAGTTGCAGAGGCAGAATCCCATGATGGACCACCAAGACTTAATTTAGATGGATCAACAGAATTGGTTGCAAGTTTATTAGACGTAATTGAAGATTCTGCTATTCCCAATTGACGATCAACATTAACTGTTAGCGTAGGGTCATGTCTTAAATTTAAAACCCCGGTGCCGCCATTTGCAAGCGACAAACTTTGAATAGACTCTGTGCCTCGTATTATATCAAAAACATTTCCACGGTCGATGAATGTGTTGACTACAGAATCAGGAGTTGCCTTTATAATATAGTTTGTAACGAGATATGGTTGAATTATAGAGTGAGTTTGGCTGCCTCCGGTATTGCCTATGGTGTGGCTGTGTGCACCAGCACTTTGTGTGCCATAGCGATTATCACGATAATTTCCTATAGACGTAGGAACATTATCGCTACTAACTATCTTATCACCACTTTGATCATTGATAATAAACGCAGAAGTATTAAATATATCAGCAGTTGATATAAAGTGAGTATGGGCGCCATCGGTGCTTATCGTATGAGCGTGAGATGGCATCTCAGCAATTGTCAATGCATGAGAATATTTACCTCCAGACCCGCCAAGTGTAAATGTTTGTTGTCCGGCTGCTATATCAGTGCCAGTTCCAGCCCCAAGAGTGACTCGACCGCGTAAATCAGGGAGAGTGTACCACCAAGAAGCATTATATGACACTGAAGGAGCAATAGTATTTCCAGTTTGAGTCGTAAAAATTGGGCCATATGTTGCTAATAGCAGCGTAGCAAGTTCTGGATAATCTCCTCCCTTAAAACGTGCACCACCACAAGACAGCCATCCGCTTGGTACACTTGTAACTGAACTATATGGTTGTATTGTTCCAATTGGAAGTACTACATTTGTGGTACTTACGTTTACTGCTCCTTCACTTTGTATTTGGGCAATAATGCCACTAAGTGACGTCCATGCCAAAGAGTTTCCTTCTTTTCTTAAGAGAGAAGATTCAGTTGGGTTGTTTACTGGTATTGAGTATTGGTGCGCGCCCAGTTGTAGTTGAGAGCCAATTATTATTTTATTACTTTTTAAAGGAACGGTAGAAACCAATGTGCCCTCTTCATAATAAACTCCGGCGGCATCAATTTTTAATATTGGAGAAACCGCAGTGCCGCCAGAAAAAGTTTTTGCACCAGTTATAGTCTGTGGTGTATCAAGGGTGACAGTACGCAGCAATGACGATGAGTTTTGGCCAGTACTATAAAATAACGGCGATATATCATTACGCAAATCGGTTAGTTCTGTTACTACACCATTTGTTTTTTGACGCCAAATATCAAAGGTGTCAGATATATTAACACCAGTTGTAGAAAACTCTGAAAATTGAATTGAATCCATTATCTTTATTTATTCTCTTTTTTTGTTAACATTTCAACTATTTCAAGTTTCCAAGCTAACAACTCTTCAACCTTTGCTTGTAAGTCTGCAATTATGCGTTCTTGATTTCGTATATGCTTTCTACGATTGCGTGCCGCAGTGTATGCAGCAAAATCAGTAGTTAAAATTGCATTAGAAAAAGAATCTCTTTCTAGTGTTGGATTTTCTTCTACCTTAATTTTTTTTCTTATAGCCATAAATTTTAAACAGTTGTTCCAGTTGTAGCAATTGCTCTAAAATCCCTAATTGTTGGTATGTCAAAAATATTATTTGATAACAATACAACCTTTACTTGGAAAGAAACAAAATCATCATTTGGATCAATTATATATTCAGTTTCAGAATATACATCATGATTTGCATTAATTGGTACTGGATTTGTTGGTGTTAATTCAGACCATTGCAGCTGATCATCAGTTGTTGTAGTATCAAAACCTAATTTAACATAAACTTTAATATTTGTCTCAAATGTAGGACGATTTGTTGATAAATAAATATTTAATTGATCTCCTGGTAAATTTAAGTTAACTTTACGTGTAATATATCGAGCAGTTGCAGATCCATTTTCTAATGGACTTACAATTGAATATGTCACATCACTAACAACTGCAGAGGCAGCTGTTGGAGAGAATGTAAGAGTAGTCGCGTTATTAGCAGTTATTGTAAATTCTTTTCCGCTTAGTGTGCCGCTCGTTATTTTTAATGTTTTTCCAACAAACGCATTTGTTGTCCAAGTTGCTGTACTTTTTATAAGTGTAGTAGTTGAACCTCCGGTAGAAGTACTAGATTCATATACAGTATAACCTTCATCCGTAGAGTCATCATTGATAATATTTGCAATTGTTAACAATGATGAACCATCAACATCAATCACAGGTGATATTGCAGAATCAGCAGACATAAGATTTGATGTAAGCACTGCGCGTGGTCCAAACGGGACATTTTGATTACGTGATGTAAGTATATGAGAACTTAAATTACCATAACTATTAGGAATATAATTATCGCTATTTGCTTCAATACGTTCTGGAGATTCATTTCCAAATTGAATCCTATGAGATATTGCAGAATTATTAAATGCTAAGTTTGGTTGACGTAAGTTAAAAATAGACACCGGAATTTCTGCCAGTTTTGCAACCAAGTTGGGTACTACTGGAGTGTTGCTGTCTGCAGTATTTTTTGTTACTATTACTGTAGGAGCATTATTATATCCTGCTCCACGATCATGTATAATTACGCGTGAAATACTACCGGTAAATGGATCAATTACAGCTTCTGCGCGAGTACCTCTGCTTGGATCGAATGTTATTGTTGGAGGCAACCCATATCCACTACCACCGTCTACAATTTCAATTGTTTCGACACCAGTGTGTAATTGTGTTCTAAAATTAATGTCTCCAGACTTGACTGTCGTCGTTGCTGGATTAAAGAATTGTGCACGGTTAATTCTAAATTTTAGGTCTTGTTCTTGTTGAGGAGTCCAAGTAAAGGCATTTGCACTCGTAAAAAATGTACCAAGATATTCTTGTTTTTCTATACGTTTACCAGTAATCACATCAGCTTCACCAAGTATTGCATACCAGCAACGATAATCACCATCATTTGATGATACTACCACTGCATACTCTTCATCACTCTTTAAGAAAACAGGATCACTAAACCTAAAGTTTGTGGGCAATGAACCATTAGCACTTATTTGTACCTCAGATGGGCGACGGAATGTGCGTGAGTATGGAACTATTGTGCGTGTTGGTGCACCGTTTTCCATTGTTACAATATAAATTTCAACCGGTTGGAAAAGTGCCTTTTGAGCAAAGTATAGGTCAACTGAAGTTATAAATGCACCAGTTGGATAGTCTTCTGAACTAATTATAAATGACTGAGCAAGCGGGTCATGATATGTTGTAGTGCTTGTGACTACAGTTCCAGAAACAGTTTCTGAAATTGGGGTTACAGTAAATTGTGGCGTTTTCGTAGACAATATCGTCTCTTGCACAGTCTCAAGTATACCACTTGCAGTATATTTTGATAGTGCATACGTAGTTTCTGAAGATGCATTTCGCGGATCATCAGTCAACTTAAATGTACGATCACCAGTACGGAATCGAATCGAACTATTATTTGGTATGATAAATGAACCATAGAGTTCTCCAGATGTGTCAGTAGTTAATGTTGCGCCATATGCGCTATAACCAGACTCTGGAGATGGTAATTGGTTTGATAAGATTCCATCAAAACGGCGAGTAGTGTTATCATTTACTGTCGTAGGAATGATAAATTTGGTTGAATCGTTATTTAATATTTGATTTGTGTATGCTGATATATCACGATCTTCAAAGAATGGATAGACTCGAGTAGACGCCTTTAATCCAGTTGCATGGAAATATACAATTCGTGAACGTATAAATGGTATAATTGAAGTATCAACAACACTTTCACCAAGACTTTTTGGCACAAATGAAAAACCAAGAGTAGTATTTGTGCCTGTACGAGTGTCAGTATATGCGCGTTGTGTAGTGGTTGTCGTAGGTATGCCACGACCTCTTATAAATGCTCCGCGTGTAGTAGTTGTACTACTCGCACCCCATTGTCTAGTCCAGTTATTCCAATCCGTGCCAAGTATGTCAAGCGCTGGATCTTCTGCAATAAACTTGATTGCATCAAATGCGCTGTCATCAGTTACAATAAGATCTGGGCGAGTGATTGTGTCTTTCCAATTATCGGCAGCAGGAGACAGACGTATATTCCCATTAATCTTTGCATATATGTGCGGGTGAACACTAATGTGTGCAGTCGCTTTTAGGTGCGAAACAAGTTCAACCTCGTCGTAAGACAGCGTAATTATACTGTCATGTACTCGTATTTTCCCATTGTCTGCAAGCGTAGTGCGTGTAATTGAACCACTCGTAGTATTTGTAACTGTAGTAGTTGTTAGCGGACTGTCAATTGCAAGGTCAATGTTATGAGTATTGTATCGAGGACGTAACAGTCCAGCGTCACGGTCAACTGCGCATTGATATTGAGGATCAAAGACGTCGCCAACTCCATGACCAATAAAATTATCAACTAGTATTCCATTTTTAAATCGTTCGCCCGCATCATCAAAAATTGGTTTATCATTAGCAGAACGTTCTAGTAATGATAGCGAAGTATAATATTCAATATTGCCTATACGTTTTTCAAGGGCACCAATGTCTCGCATTGTATATCGACGATTGTCGATATAATTTTTTACAATTTCAGACACATTTTGCGTGTATGCTGGAACGTTCAATGAATAGAGTGTCATTGAATTTTTTGGCGCTCCAGGCTCAACTGGAGTTAGAGATGGAATGCCTTGAATAATCGCAAACTCATTTCTAGAATTTACTGTAACCTTATCAATACGTGGTAAATAGAATGTAGCTGCGCAAGTTATAGGGGTATTTGGATCAATAATGGCTTTTCCAGTATTTGATACTATATTTCCAACAACACCTGAATTTACAGTATAGAGTATGTCTTGTCTAAAGTCTAGCACATCAGAAAGTTTAATCCCAGAGTATGTTGGTATATTATCATATGGGGTGCCAACGCTGTTGTTATTTGAACTATAAGAGTCAACATTATACATCACGAGATCACGACCAGAGACTCCGCCAAGACGGTCATAATATTCATATGTAATATCAATATTAGCATTTAATTGGCCAGAACCAATATATTGGATGCGTCCATTTGTATAGATGTTATCGCGTTGGCCGTCATCAATTAGTTTAAATGATGAGGTAATGTCTTTATTATCAGAAACCACACTTACGATGCGGATAATATCGGTATTTTTAAGAGTGTATATGCGAGACGCACCTCCAGACGCTGGTGTAACGCCACTGTCTGTAGTAGATGCCACACTCTTTGTAACTCGCGCTGCGGTACTGGCATTTATAACCTTAACTTTTGCAAGCGCACTATAAACTGCGCCTGATGACCAGTTGCTATTGCTCGGTACTATTGTAATAGTTTTTGCATTCGATGATAGCGTTGCAGTATATTCACTTTGTGTTTTAGTGGTTCCATTAACTATTAATGTAATATCACTTGTGTCAGTAAATATTTTATTATCACCAACATTAAGAGTTATATTTGGTGCAGTAGATCCGCTAAAAGTTTGTTGAACATAATATGATATATTTTGAAGAGTCTTTGTTTGTGCATATGGAAGTTCAAACAAGTTTGTACTTGATGTTGTTTCTTGTAAATTTCCACCAGTTACATTAAACAAAAAGTTATTTCCATAAATTTGATCAATGTTATCAAATCGACGTGCATTCCAATTAGCAGTTTGTGCTGTAGAATTAAACTTTACATCATATACATAACATTTAAATTCTGTAGATGACGCGCCAGTTGGTTCAAACGCCTTTATGCGACAAGTGCCAATAATGACTACATTTGCACCTTCTACTGGAGGTGTAGTAGTTGATAATGTCGTGTTGTACGCATACAGGTTATATGTATTTGTAATTGTTGAAATCGATGGAAAGGTAGAATCATTCGCATTGGCACGTTGTACATCACCAATAAAATAGTTGCCTATATTTGCACTCACACTGACATTAAACTCTCCAGTCTCAAGAGCCTTTGGAGAGGTTAAGTTTAAACTTTTATCAAGTGCTACTCGGTACCCATCAACATAAGCAGTAGATGGATCGAGAGTAACAGTAAATTTACCTCGTGCATCTTCAAGTGCTGCCTTTTGCTGAGCGACAGTTTCAAATGTATATCCTATTTGATCTAGATCATCTGCCTTGTATGCACCATGTATATATGCAACCTCACTAACGCGGCCGCCATTGGTTTCATTTACTAATGCAGTGCCTGATGTTCCGTCTCCTGGTGGTAAAACTGCTACAAATTCAGAACCTACAATTGCAGGCGAAGCTGCGCCGAGAGCAACCCAATCAGTAAGAGGAGCAGTAGTGCTACCAAGATCTTGAATGCGATAGCGCCGCCCAACTACAATACAATTTGCTGGTAAATTATCGCCATCAAATGTCTCACGTATTTGTATAGAAAATGGATTTACTGTATAGTTACCAGACTCTTCGCTTGTACGCTTTGCAAGTATATCAACAATTTCCGAGTATTCTGCAGTTTCAACAACTTCTAATGGACGCGAAGAATTTATTACAAGCAGTTTTATATATGAATTTGATACATCTGCTGCATACACAGTTGATGTGATCCATTGCAATGTTAAGTCTATTGAATAACGATCGGCGCCTGGAGCACTATAGTTTGGAGTGCCATTTGCATTATCAAGTAATGTATTATCGCTTGAATAGGTGACAATATTTTCATCAATCTTTAATACTGCATAACCAGAAAGAAGTGTTTCTTCAGACGCCTTATCAATGAAAACCGTTTGACGTGGAACTGCTACAAATGATCCCTTTGTAAAAAATACACCTTCTTCACAAACAATTCCAGACGCAAACCCAATAGAAATATAAGTTAGATTTGATACTGATGGCAACTCATTTTCAGTTAAATTTAAATCTGAAGAACGCAATATTAGACTATAACCAGCGAGTGTGTCATCATCAAATTCAGTTTCGCCGGCATTTCCCGTATTGATGTATGTAAAATAAAACCTATAGATGTTTGCCTCTATTTGTCTATAACCAAGTATTTCACCACGAAGACCTGAAGCATATTCAATAGTTTTTGCAGTCTCGGCAATTTGAGCGACAGTAAATGCAGTTTCGGCAACAGATGAAACTGCAGTTGATAGGTTTAATGTAAGTGAGCGTACACTGGGCAAAAAAGAAGTCTTGCCGCCAATTACTGCAGTATCATTTTTCCAAACACTGCTGCCAAGGCGATTAACTTGATCTTGCAGTGCAGACTGCAACTGATTAAGTTCTCTTACCTGTACACTATAACCAGGTTTAAATAATACGCGAAGATAATTTTTATCGCCATTTCCAGACGCATTATAATCATCATGATATGTAGTGTTGTATGTTGTAACAGACATTAGAATTGAATAATAATCTTGATTTCTTCAGTTTGAGCACTTTGACGATTTATTTTTTTGCGATTTTCAGCAAATATAACTTCGCCGCTACGTGGTGTATACTCATTGTTATTTACTGTTAAATAATTTATAGTGTTATTATTAGGTGCTGTAAATGAACCAGTTGATGGTACCACGCCATATCCAGTAGTTGAGTTTTGGTGAAAATAAACACGATGTTGGGTGCTTCCACCAACAGAAACAGTAGAATAGTTATCAAAATACGCCTTTATTCCAGTCGTACCAAAAGTTATTAAACTACCAACTGCAGGAGTACTTGTTGGAGCAGACGCTAATGTTAGGTAACGAAGCGCGGCTAGTGTATCAATTGATGAACCTTCAGAATATTCTATATCTTTTAATACCGATATTTGACGATATGGTATATACAACCCATCATCCGAAATGTTATCAACTGCGTCTACCGCGATTCCAACATACCACGATGGTAAAGTTGCTGATGGTTTGTATGCAAATCCACGAGCAGGAGCAATATGTGGAACTATAACTGCTCCAGATCCAGTTTCAGCTGGATCAAAAATAAAATATCCATCAACTATACCTTTTGAAGACTCCGCGATATAAGAATAGTCAGCAGGCAATAGCACACTTTCAATCGCCCCAGTAGTAGAATTTATATTTACTGGGCATGTTATTGTAATTTCGGTGTCATTGATTTTTCGCGCAACAAACTGAACAGAATTTGTAGATGTATATCCACTGCCTCCAGAAGTTAATGTAAACCCATATAATAACCCTCCACCATCATTTTCAATTGCTGCTGAAATTGAATCAGCAGCAACTCCAGAAGAAATGCTAATAAATTGATCGGTATTGATATTTGCAGTTGCAGTAACTACATTATCAACAAGTATCCATATATAACCATCACTGCCATAACTAAGGGCACGATAGTCAGTGGACACTGGAATGTTGGCAACTGCTCCGTCACCGGCCTTTAAGCATAGGTAAATTCGTCCACTTATAACTGCATAGCATGGATTAACTTCTCCTCCACCAACAAGTGTACTAGGGTAAAAACAATCAGGATCGGCTGGACTGTATGCCTTATAGCGAGCACCAGCTTTCCATTTTATTTGTGGAATTACCAGTCCGCTATTAACCGTATTAATCTTAATTAATGTAGTTAAATTTGATTTTATATCGGAATCATCTGAAGGAATTCCAAGAGGAATAGGTATAACTAAACTTGTTGACTCCTCGTCGGTTGCCCATTGTTCAGATTTACCAAGCCCAAGATAATATGTACTGTCTGCAATATTGTCTAGAAAAAATTGAGCGTTGTTTCTACGAAAGGAGTCTGTTACGATTGCTGCCATATATATTTTTATTTAATGTATTTATAACAAAATTTTAATTATTTAAAGCGAGTTGTTGGATGTAATTTATTAGTTGCTAGTAGTAAATGAATATTTTTATATTTTTACGTAATAGCCTAATAGCCTAATATTTGTACTATATTCTGGTGTAGATGTTGGAGCGGTTGAAGCTTTATTATCAGTTAAAAAATATTTGAATTGTTGGTTAGTTTCATCTATATACAATGGGAATGTCGCACTGCCTTCTGCTTCAAATCCTCCTGTAGATGTACCCATAGAATCTAATGAAATTCTAGTAAATGATGTATTAATAGCGTTGTATTGCGCTTGTGTAATATTCTGTGCAGTTGTACTCGTAGATGGTACAACTGCACTATTTTGTTCACTCGACTTATAATAGTTTGCGCGTATTTCATTATTTGCAAATGTGTTGCAATTTACAATAGCTTGGAGAAGTACACCAACAGTATTTGTTGGGCAATTTGGAACTGTTACTGTCTGTATGCCTGACCACCAAGGATCTGTACTTAATGTTCCGTTAGCAGAATAACCTATTAAAAAACTATTACTATTTGAAAGCGTACTATAGTTTGCTGGCACAAATACAGGTGCCGACTGTGATAACGCTGATACTTTACCATCAGAGTCTGACACCAATACTCTCGATGCCGTCAAGTTTTCAGTATCAATAGTAGTTGCAGCTCCTGTTATTGTTGCTTGTTTGCCATTTAGTTGGCTTTGAATACCACTAGTAACACCACTTAGACGTCCTATTTCAGCACTAGTAACAGATCCTATAGAGGTTGTATCAGGTAACACCACGTTACCAGAGAAATTTGGGCTTGCAAGGTTTGCCTTAAGGTTTAATGCGGTCTGTGTCGCCGTAGATACCGGTTTATCAGCATCACTCGTATTATTAACATTGCTGAGCCCAATCATGCTCTTTGTAATGCCACCTACTGTTCCAGTAAAGGTTGGATTTGCAAGGTTTGCCTTAAGATCCAACTGTCCTTGAATACCACTAGTAACTCCACTTAGACGTCCTATTTCAGCGTTATTAACCGGTCCTATAGAGGTTGTGGTTGGTAGCACCACATTTCCATCAAATGTAGGAGAATTAAGATTTGCCTTTGTTGATAAGGCAGTTACCATTACAGGTGGCACACTCGAAATCAAATTTGCTAGTTGATTTGCTGCATTAGACGCAGTAATCTTTCTATTTGTCCCTGCAGGACTCATTGTTAGATCATCAACATCAATGATTTGAATGAGATCATTACTCGTAATAGTCGTTGATGTATCTAGGTCTGTAATTTTAACTGGCATATTTTATATTTATTAGAATTTTATGCAATACAGCATTGCGATGTTTACCGGGCGAGTCTCACTACCTGTAGTACCACTATTTGGCGAGCCTACTGTAATAGTGTGACTGTGTGCTCCAGCCGTTCCTGTAGAAACCGCTCCAATTCCAGTAACATATCGTGTTCCACTTAAAAAAGGCCCGTCCGGTGTTGTTCCAGTTCCAGTTTGTCCAGTCGAATGATTATGATCTCCTGTTGAATTGGATGACGCAGAATGCCCGTGAGTTTGGAACATTTGACTTTGTTTTGCGCCAAATACGCCAGACACAGTACCATCACCGTTTGTTCCAGATCCACGAACGAAATATCCCCTTAAATCGGGGAGATTGAAGGTCGTACTATTATCTCCTGCACCATATGTTGTGCCAATAGCTGCAAAAAGTGCTGGATAACCAGAAACCCCTGCTCGGTTAACTGCCTGACCGTTACATACAAGCCAACCAGTTGGTGCAGAGTTCATTGCAAAAGCCATAACTGCTCCCGCTGGAACAAAGCTAATTGTAGTGCCACCAACAGTAGTTGTGCTTGGTAGTGCTACATTTCCAGAGAATATTGGACTTGCGAGGTTTGCTTTAAGGTTTAATGCGGTCTGCGTTGCAGTTGATACTGGTTTATTTGCGTCACTTGTGTTATCAACCGCATCAAGTCCAACCATGCTCTTTGTAATGCCACCTACTGTTCCAGTAAAGGTTGGATTTAAAATATTTGCTTTAAGGTTTAATGCAGTCGCAGTCGCTGTTGATACTGGTTTATTAAGATCACTTGTATTATCAACATTACCTAAACCAACTTGTGCTTTTGATACTCCACTTATAACAGAAGAAAATTGAGTAAAATTTATTGGATCAGTGCCAACTACAGCAACGACACTTGTCACTATCCATGAACTGCCTTTAAGGTCACCGCCATCTACAAGTACATATCCATTATTAATTTCTATTGCCTCATTAAAGTCTGTGGCACGAAGTGGGGACCCACTTGCTTGAACTACATAGATTCCATTTTGAGCAGGTGCGCTTTGATCTTTTAGGAGTACACGATTGCCAGATGCAAGGGTTATTCCACTTATACTAGAACCTGGAATTATATTGGCTATTGTATAATTTTGTGCATTAGATGCAGTGACTACTGGAATTGCAACCTTTATACCAGCACTATTATTATTTGCTTTGCTGTCTAATGCATTTTGTATAACTTGTGGTATTGTTGTAGTCAGCCGCGCAAGACCATTTGCGAGGGTACTCGCTTTAATCTTGCGATTTGTACCAGCTGGATATGTCGACGAAGTCTGCTCAATATTAATTATTTGTAAGAGGTCATTTGACGTTACATCTGTGTCAGCTGTTAGTTCGCTTAACTGTGAAATTTTTATGGTAGCCATATACGATATTTATATAGAATTATATTGTGTTGCGGACAACTCTAAATCCTATGGCAGTATTCGTAACATTGGGACCGCCAGCCGTACGTACTGCAACACGACTGTAATTAGGACCATCATTAGACGTCCAACCACCGCCACGTAATACACGAATTGTACCTGAAGTAGGTCCACGTGGATTGGTCTGACTGCCTGTCGCGTATGCCCCAATCCAATCCCAACACCACTCCGATACATTTCCTGCCATGTCATACAAGCCGTAGCCATTGGCGGCAAAAGCCCCCACGGGCGAAGTGTAAGGTATCGATCCTGTCGCATAGGTCGGATGGAAATTGTTCACCGAGCCGCTGGAGTCGTAGCTGTAGCCACTAGCTGCGCGGTAATTCGCCTGGCTGTGGCTGATCGTATCACCCCAAGGAAAACGCTTGCCGCTCAAGCCACCTCGCGCCGCCTTTTCCCACTCCGCCTCCGTCGGCAGGCGGTAGCCGCTGGCAGACCACTTCACCTG